GCCGTCTAAACTCTTTGCCATACTAGTATTTACTCAAAAAAATAGGGCCTTGCGGCCCTATTGGATAGATATGAAACTTAGTTTTTATGCAAAATCAAATGATGTTTTAACTGTAGCAGTTACAGCAGTCATATCAAATGAATTATTTCCGTATGTAGCACCTAGTGCAATACACTCGTCTTCGATTTGTTCTACTAGTGTTTCTGCACCAGAACCATCATAATCAAGTGAAGCATTGCTTTGTTCTACAGCAAAACACATCTTTTGATTAGTAGCGTGTAAGTCGCCTCTAATAACAATTGTGCAATATTTTTCAATAATTTCAATTAGTGCTTGAATCGCTTCATTAGCACCTGTTTCAGCATTTGCTGCTGCACCAAAGTCAACTTCAAAGAAAGTTAAGTCTTTCATTCCGTTAAACTGGATTGCCGTTACATCAGCGGCAGGTTTACGATTTTCGGCAACTAATACCGAACTGCCACCACCGATAGTTGTTGTTAATAAGTTTGCCATTATTTCGCTCCTTTAGTTTCTTCTAATGCTTGTAAAAGTTGTGCTTTAATAGTAGAACGTAGGTCTTCACCTTCTTTTACTTTTTGCATTGGATTGTCTGCACCAGCAACTTTAGGATGTGTTCCTTTTCTGCGGTTCATACCACCTTGCAATTTATTCATTTGATAATGAACTGATCTTTCATCTTCGTCTGGCTCGTTAGCCCACGCTTCTTCTTTATCATCATCTTCTTTGTCGTGATCATCCATATCGTGATCACCGTCACTGTCTCTATCTACAGTCTTGTGTAATTTTTCTTCGTCATCGTGATCTTTTTCGTGAGCGTCTAACTTGCCGTCATCATCGTAATCGTTGTCATCGCCCTTATCGCCTAATGCTTTGATATCGATCATATCTTTTTCACCACCTGGCATATCATCATTATCGCTATCGAAGTCTGGAATTAATTTGTTAATTGGTTTAGGCATTGGAGGTCCTTCCGGTCCGTCCATCGGTCCGTCCATTCCTGGCGCCATAATAGACATAGTAGGCATTACAGGTTTTTCTGGTTGATTAATCATATCAGGATTAACCTTAGTCATTAATTTTAAAATATCGTCGATTGCTTCACCTTTAGCAGTAATGTTAATATTCATTGTTGCTTCTTCTTTTTCTTTAGGTGGCATCATAGGTGCTTCTGGAGCCATTGGAGGCATACCGCATTCATCTGTCTTTGTTTCTACAGGTGTGTTTTGCGCTGTGTCAATAGCGGTCATCTTACGTACTAGTTCTTGAAAATCCATATTAGTTACTCCCTACAGGACTTTTTACACCTGCGTCATCTTGTTTTAATTTTGGTACGTCTTGGTAAACGTCCGCCTTTAGTTTATCGTGCCCCAATTCTTTTGCACGTTCGGCTGCTGTTTTAGATAAGTCTTGTAAAAACGACTTATTAAAATCATCGCCAAAATAATCTTTATGCTTTACATTAATGCCTTCTTTATACTCATTATCGTGTAACAATGCACCTTCACGCTTTCCGTCAGTTGCTTGATATTCTTCTGACGGACTTAATGCATTACGCACAACATAATGTCCTGCTTTGCAGCAACCCATTTCAAAAATTTCTTTCTCAATGTCTGTTGGAGTACAAGGATATTCTGTAACTACTGAAAACGTATGTACTTCAGTATTTGCTAGTTCTGGAAAATCCAAAGGTGTTTCTGTTACAGGTGTAGTTTTCATCTGATCAAACTCAACAATACTTCTGTTTTCAAGTCTTGCTTTTAAGTCGTCAGCAAAGCCTTCTGGAAGTTCTCCAGCAATTTTTACTTTCATACTGTATACTTTTTTACTCTCTGCGAGATATTCTATAAACGTCTTCATACTACTATTTATTCCTTTCCGCCTAATTTCTTCATTAATTCATTACGATCAAGCATAACATAACCTGTACCGTCTACTAATTCGTTTGGATCTTCAGGAGAATCGCGGTCAATTTTAAGTTTTTTAAGTTGTAAATCTACTGCTTTTAATTTTTTGTCAACTTTGGCAGTTTTAGCATCTATAGCATTTTTTAACATACTGCCTGCTACTTCGAATATACGTCCACTATAACGTACTTCTACATTCATACCTAAATCCATTAGATCGTCATAGGCTTGTTCTGCTTTAGATGCAAGATGATCTAATTCGCTTTCGCCCATTTCATCTAATTCACGCATCTGCGGTAGATCTTGAGTTACTTGCTGTATTGCTTTATAAGATTGCTCTACACTTTTAATTTCTTGTTGTGCTTCTTCAGGATCAATTATCTTTGTTTTTTCTTCAGATGGTTCTGTTGCTTCTACACTTGCTTCAGCAACTTCTTTATCTTCCATATTAAATAATTCTTCGAGTTTTTTGGTCATTTTGTTTTACCATTTTATAATAGTATTTATTTCCTCTTAGAGCCCTGATGAAATATTTCTTCTTCGCTAACTATTCTAAATTTAACACGTTTTTGTTTACACCAAGCAGCAGCGGCTTCCCATTTTGCCATATTCTTTATGTATTGTTCTTGGTTGAATCGACTTTTTCCTACATTTTCTCTAAGAGTTTGATTTTTTGGTTTAACTTCAATTACTTCTGCGTGTTGTTTTCCATTTTTATCATTATATACAATAAAAAAATCAGGAACGTAAATTGAATATTTTCCTGTTAAGGGATCTTTATAAGGTATCTTTATACTTTCACTTGCCCATTGAGCTACACTAGGATGTTCGTCTAGCATACGCATAAAAACAGTTTCCCAACTACTTCTTGCTAATGGTGTTTTTGTTCCTACATACTTCTCGGGATGTTTGATAGTATATCGACCTTGTGCAAACTTAGCCATCTAAACAACCACATTGCGTTCTTTACTTACATCAGGAGCACTTTGTCTATATCCTAGTGTTGATGTAGATGGTCTATGATTATTCATAATTTCGCCAACCAATGCCGACACTTGCAAATTATCAAAACCTGTTAATGTATCTAAAATTTGGTTTATAGGAATATTTTCTAGTTTTGCTTGTTTTAATAAAACTACTGCTGATAAGTTTGCTGCAGGATCACTAAAACCTTTTTTTCTAAAAAAGTTAATAGCGGCATCGATATCAGGAACTTTATAAGATAAAGGTTCTTTACCGTATGTATCAAAAAATAATTTAGTTCTTTCACCACTATCTTGTTTAATCTGTTGTGGTAAGTTAGTTTGTACTTCTCCAGACATATTATGTTCCTATATCTTGTGAACCACCTACTACTCTTTTCTGAGATGCTTCGGTTGTTCCAGTTGTATTTGTATTTTTAGGAAACACAGTTCCTACAACTCCGCTGATTGTGTTTGCAACTGTTTGCTGACCTGCTGGGCTTGAAAGAATATTAATTCCTTCTTGTAAAATACTTTCTTTACTAAGACCTTTAGCATTCTTATATGTATTAATTGCACTTACAGCAGTACTTAAAAATCCTTGAGGTGAACTAAATGCGGTTCCATCTCCTACTGCACCAAAAACAGATTCTAATCCGTCTAATACACCACCGCCACCAAATAAATTACTTACGCCACCGCCAGCAACCTGTAGTGGGCTAGGAGAATTATCATAATGCAGTGTTGCAAAACCTTTAGGTGAACCTTCACTTACTGTTCCCGCTGTATATCTTACTGCTTCATATTCTAATGTCATCGAACTTTCTGCAGGTTCACTACCAGCAGCATAATCAAAGTCTCCGTGTTGCCAAGCAGTAATTCTTGGATTAATTAATTCGTAACCTATAAATCTTCTTCTGCCCATTGTATAAATTTGTACACTTTTAAATAATGGAGTTGTTATATTATTATCTAATCCATATCTGTACTGGTCCATATTAGTATCAGTTACACGATAGTGGTTAAAGTCGTATGCAGCGTTTGGTAAATTTCTATCTGCAACATAGTAACCATAATAGATTGCCCATAATGCATTTACTATACCTTGATTGTCATCGTGGAATGTAAATGATACTGGATCGTAATTTAACATCTTGTATATAATTTTTTTTCTGTTGTATTGATTCAGAGTTTCTGTATCAAATTTAAAACTTGGCAAGTTTACATTTTTAACAAGTAATCCAACTTCTTCAGTATGTTTTGCTGTAAAATTTGCGGCTTTATGTGCTGTGGGATCTAGTTCAATCCTAACATAGTAATTATATTTGTGTTTAGGTGATAATCTATAGTTGTCATCGATAAACAACCTAGTAGCGTGTGTATAATTTGCTACTCTACCTTTAGGATTAGATAATCCAGTAAACACATCTGTTAGAAATCTAGTAAATTTATTGGCCATACTATTATTTAGCCATAAAAAAAGCCCGGAAAATAAACCGGGCTTTTTCTGTTTTTTGTAAAACTAGTATTAAGCGCCTTGAGCCGCTGTAGCACCAGTAGTTGCATTGCCGAGTGTTCTTTCGACAGCAGCACCAATACCAACACCAACACCTTGCTCTCCTGCACCCCATTGTACCATATTATCAAAGCGTATTGTTAAAGCAACAGTCATCGCTTCATTAGTACCATAGTTTGCATCGCCGTAATCAACGTTAGTTAAGAAACAACCGTACATATTTGATGTCTCAAGTACGTTAATACCTGCAGCATTGTTTCCGTTACCACCGTCTAATACTTCAATTTTTGTTGTAAATTTATAGTCAATACCTGATCTTGCAGATGCTTGTTCAACAAAGTCGAATTGCTTCTGAACCTGTTGTCCAACTAGTTTTTGTACTTCACCAGTTGCATCATCACGCAAGTTAAGACTCAACGTTTCAAAGGTATACTTACCTGCTAGGTAAACCTTTGAGTTGTATACGTCTAACGGCATTTCTTCAAAACCAACTTTTGGTCTTGATACATCTACTACCTGTTTAGTAAGTTCAGTTGCAGCAGTTACTCCGAATCCAAGTAAAGTAACGCGGAAGCGATACTTTAACTTTGGCATCAAGAGCACTTGGTTGCCTGCGTCTGTTGGTACCCCAAAGTTATTAAGTGATGTAATAGGCATTATATTTCTCCTGTGTTCTTGACACGCAATGGAATGTAAATGAACTCAATAGCCTTAACAGGTTCAATAGCAATATCAACATAAAGTTCATTTCTATCAATCCTTGCCGGTGTATTGTTTGTTTCATCACAAACAACAGCGAAATCATAAAGAGCTCTTAAGCCAACTAACTCAAGTAGTAAACTTTCTACTGCTTGTTTGACTTCGTCTCTAGTGATTTTATCGTTTGGTTCAAAGATATACGGACGAGCCAATTTATTAAGTTGACTACGTAAGTATACTACTAACCTTGCAACGTTAATTCTGTCTAGCGCAGAAGCATTTCTGCCTCTTGTCTTCTGACCATAGTTAACTAATCCAACACCATTAAAGAATGTAATTGGGTTAATCTTTTGATCATATAACGTATCACGCTGTCCTTCGTTAAGTGCAACTGTTTGGAATTCACCTGTTGCTGCATCAATATATCCTACTGCTGTAGCATTGCTAATTCCACCACGTCTTGTACCTGCTGGTGCAAACCACGGAAACGATACTTGATCGCTTAGTGCAATAGTTCTTAGCATCATATGTGAGCTAGGAACAACTGCGTTTGCTCCGCCTAGGTCTGTTGTAAATCCATTTGGATAAAATACTGCCATATACTCATCGTATGTAACAATACCGTTATCGTTGTTGTCTACAACTAGTTCTGCATTAGAACCATAGTTTGTTAGTGATGTAGCATCTGCTGGTAATCTAAATGGTGTGTCACCAACTACAAATGCTGTTAAGCCTCTGTCAATGTTTAAGTTAACAAGGTTGCTCATTGTTTCTGTGTAAACTGGACAAGCAATTAAGTTAAAGTTACGTCTTTCTTCGTCTCTAATCTCATCACTTGTGTCAATTGCAGATTTCAATGCTTGTGTAACAACCATACGCTGTGCTTTTCTACCAAATGATCCGCTACCATCTTCTTGGTTGCCTGACTCAGTAGTCCATCTGTCTGTTGCGTAGTTTGTCATTGACTCACTGTTGTTAAATCTTTCATTATCAGCAGTTGTGTCAATGTAATTGTTGTTGTACTTCTTAACGTTACCACCACTTCTACGTAAGTTCCATAACAACATACCCTGCGGATAAAGTGCAGGATCTGGAGCATCTGGATCTAAGTAGTCGCTTGTAAGTAAGTCTTTGATTTCTGCTGCTGTGTTACCAGTAGCACCTGATAAACCAAAACGTGCATCTGCAAACAGTACACCTTCTTCTGTAGTTTGATCAGTTTTATCAATTTGTACCCAAGCAAGTGTAGTTCCGTTCCATCTGTAAATAGTTGGGAAGTTCTCTAAATCTGCTGTGCTAATCCAAAGATCACCATCTACTAGTGCAGTACCATCTGATTGTCCAGTAGTTGCACTTGGCTCAGTTGCTGAAACAATTGGGCCATTTGGTGAAGTTGTAGCATAAACATTTTGATATCCAACCCAAGTAGTACCATTGTGT